GTCGACCAACTTTCGAAAACCGCTCGGCACCTGCCGTTGATAACGGTTTGACAATGGATTACCGCGCTGCATTCGCTGAGATGATTGCAAACGGCGGCGAAGGTTATGTCGATCAGGAAGTGCGCAATGTTCTGAAAGAACACCGCGTTCAAACTGGCGGCACCACGACGGCTGGCGGGTTCACCGTTCCCACCGAATTGGCAACATTCATCGACAAAGCGATGATCGCAACCGGCCCGATGTATCGTTCGGATCTGTTCACGGTTATCAATTCCGCTGATGGCCGCCCGTTCAACATTCCAACCATTGACGACACGGCTGTCACGGCTGGCGCGCATACTGAAGGCACACAGCCAACGGATGATGGCGGCAAAGACGCGACATTCGGTCAGAAATCCGTAAGCGCATATGCGTTCGATTCCGAGTGGATTCGCTGGTCGGCTGAGTTGAACGCGGACAGCGTGTTGAACATGGAAAGCCTGCTCGGTGAGCTGGTTGGTGAACGTCTGGGCCGCATTGCAAACAGCAAGCTGACAACCGGTTCCGGTTCGTCTGATGTTGAAGGCATTGTGACCAACTCCGCGCTTGGCAAAACAGCCGCTGCAACTGCCGCGATTACAGCCGATGAAATCATCGACCTGATCCATTCGGTAGATCCGGCCTATCGCAGCGCCGCAAACGTCGCTCTGATGATGAACGACAGCACGCTGGCAGCGGTTCGCAAGCTGAAGGATGGTCAGGGCAACTATCTCTGGCAGATGGGCAACTATCAGGCAGGCATCCCGCAAAACATTCTTGGCTACAACGTCGTTGTGAACCAAGCAATGGATAGCCTTGCAGCGGCCAAAAAGGTCATGCTGTTCGGTGATATGTCTAAGTTCTATGTTCGCAAGGTTGGAGCGCCATCGTTGTATGTCGCCCGTGAACGCTTTGCGCCTGACTTCGGCATCCTTGGCTACATCCGTTTCGACGGTGTTCTGGTCAACACCGCTGCAATCAAGCACCTGATTACAGCTGCCTAAGATAACGGGGCGGGGCTTCGGTCCCGCCTCTCAATTTGATGGAGGCTCGCATGGCCAAGGTTAAACTGCTCACTTCAATGGCGGGTATCGACTTTTCGCACAATCAAGGCGACGTAATTGATTGCACTGATGCGGAGGCCCAGCGGTACGTTGCGGCTGGCATTGCTGAAGCTATTTCAACACCGGTTGAACGTGCGGTGAAGCCTTCAAAGGCTGAAAAAGCGGTTCGCAAATAAATGGCAACCCGTTTGCAACCCACAGAATCGCTTGAGCTTGTGACAGCGCCAACGGCCACGCCGGTTTCTCTGTCTGAGGCCAAGGATCACTTGCGCGTTGACAGCGACGACGATGATGCGCTTGTCACGCGCCTGATTGCGGTTGCAACGGCCTTCACAGACGCGCAGGGCGCGCTTGGCTCGGCTATGATAACGCAAACATGGGGTCAGTGGATCGGGGCAAACCCGAATCAAACTGTGCCGCTAATTTTGGGGCCATTCCAGGCGATTGATGCGGTCAAATACTATGATGTTGACGGCGTTTTGCAGACTGACACGCTGTCAAATTACGATGTTTTCGGCACCAAAACCGCCAAATATATCGGCCCGAAATCTGGCTTTTCGTGGCCTGTCGCGCAGGATCGTTCAGACGCGATCAAGATTGAATATACCATCGGCTTTGGTGATGCGGCGACGGACATTCCAGACACAATCCGGCACGCTTTGCTGCTGTTGATTGGCCACTGGTATGAAAACCGCGAGCAGGCAACGACGGACAACCTTATGGATATCCCGTGGGGCTTTGATGCGCTGATGAACATGCACCGGGCGTCGTGGTATGGCTAACGCGGGAAAAATGGATCGCCGCGTGCAATTCCAACGCGCCACGATAACCGATGACGGCTTTTCAAGCGTTGAGACGTTTGCAAACCACGGATCGCCGGTTTGGGCGTCAAAAAATGACGTTTCGGACGGTGAAAAATGGCGCGCAGATCAGGTTTCGGCAGTTATTTCGGCCCGCTTTCAGGTGAGATATAGCACTTTCACGGCGGATTTGACGCCAGCGGATCGGCTGGTTTACAGCGGCACGTCCTACGATATCAACGGCATCAAGGAGCTTGAGGGCCGCAAGCGCATTTTTGAGATCACGGCAGCGGCGAGGGCGGATTGATGGAAGTCAAATTGCAAGGCTTCGCTGATCTGGACAAGGCGCTTCAGGATATTGAAAAGCAGGCGACGCGCAAAGCGGTGCTGCGGCGTGCTTTGAAAAAAGCGGCGGAGCCAATGGCGGCTTTGGCTGGCGGCTTTGCGCCTATTGGCGCGACTGGTGATCTGGCCGCATCTTTTGCATACAGCACGAAACTGAACAAACGGCAGCGCGGTATTCATCGCAAGATGTTTCGCAATGACAAAGCGGCAGTTGAGGGTTTTGTCGGCACCAATGATCCGGCGGGCGTTCAGCAAGAATTTGGCAACGAAAACCACGGGCCGCAGCCTGCATTGCGCCCCGCTTGGGATCAGGACAAAGGCCAACTTCTTGATCGGCTTGGCGAAGAAATAGCGGCAGACCTTGAAAAAACGGCGGCACGCGCGGCGCGCAAAGCGGCAAAGGGGGCATGATGGAAGAAGAATTGCGCGCACTTTTGACAGGATCAGCGGCTGTAACGGCTATCTGCGGAACCAGAATTGAATACGGCGGCAACGCGCAGGGCGCAGCTTACCCGCGCATTTCGCTATACACGATCGGCGACAACGGCGGACACAACATGCAAGGCCCAGACGGGCTGTCTGTGGGCCGTGTACAGGTTGATTGCTACGCCACGACCTACGGCGGCGCAAAGTTACTCGGACGCGCTGTGCGGGCTGTTTTGGACGGATACAGCGGTGGCAATTTTCAGGGGGTGTTTCACGCGGGAACTCGTGATACAACTGAGGGCGGAACCAACGAGGCGGATCGTCCCCATCGAAGCAGCCTCGATTTTATAACTAACTTTGCGCAATCATAGGAGGTCATCATGGCCGTAGCAAATGCAACCATCGGATATGGCACAACTTTCGCTTTTGGCGATGGCGCTGATCCTGAAGTATTCACAGCACTGGCAGAAGTGACGGATATCACGCCGCCCTCTGACAGCGTGGACATCATCGAGACGACGCACATGTCGTCGCCAAACCGGACAAAAGAATTTGTAGCTGGTTTGAACGATCCTGGCGAGTGTTCTTTTGATATCCACTTCTTGCCTGGCGTTGGCGATGATTCGCTCATTCAAGCCAAGCGAAACGTCGGCACAAAAGCCAATTACCAGATCGAATACCCCAGCGGCGCGACTTGGACGTTTGCGGGCATCCTGACTGGCTATGCGCCAACCGTGCCGGTCAATGACCGCATGACAGCGACTGTGACGTTCAAGGTCACATCGTCCTACGTTGCGGTTGCCGCATAATGGCGAACGCTGTTAAAGGCGAAGTTTCGTTGGAGGCCGGTGGGGAAACCTACCGGCTTGCCTATACGACGAACGCAATGTGTGAGCTTGAGGACGCGACGGGCGAGCCTTTGGGCAAGATCGTCGAGCAGCTCGGCGATGATGCAAATCCGCCGGGCGTCAAGACGCTGCGGCTTTTGCTTTGGGGCGCTTTGATTGAGCATCAAGAGGACATGACAATCAAACAGGCCGGCAGGATCTGCGATGATATCGGCATGTCAGCGGTTGGCGATGTTATCGGCAAGGCGCTTCAGGCGGCATTCCCGGATGCGGCGTCATCGGGAAAGACACAGGCCAGCAAGAGCAAATAGACTGGCCCGGCTTGCTGGCCGATTATGTCTCGGCGGGTTTTACTGCCGAGGCGTTTTGGCGGATCACCCTGCGCGAATATGCAACGCACATGCGCGGCGCGGCTTTGCGTCTTGAGCGTGAACACAAATCAACCGCATGGCTGGCGCATACAACGGCGGCGTTGAGCGGCGTATCTGGCAAGAATTTCCCAAGCCTTGAGGAATTGACGGGCGGCGGAAAGCCTAGCCCAAAGGCTGAGGATATGCTACAAATGGCAAGACGCTGGAACGTAGCGGTCAACATGAACAAGGCGAATTGATATGGCGCAAAGCGTGATCGGGGCATTACGGGTCAACCTTGGGCTGGATAGCGCGCAGTTTTCGCGCGGTTTGACTGATGCACAAAAAAGCCTGAAGGCTGCGCGGGCGCAATTTATTGCGGTTGCCGGTGTCGCGGCGGCAGCATTCGGCGGCATTGCAGCGGCTGCGATTAAAGGCGCAAGCGCAATAGACGCAAACGCAAAAGCCGCGAGGCGAATCGGCGCAAGCGTCGGCGGGTTTCGTGCGCTTGAAATGGCGGCGTCTGATGCTGGTGTAAGCCTGTCGGGGCTTGCCAATGATATTCAAACCATGAACCGCGAACTTGCGCGGGCCGAGATCGGCGAAGGAAATGCAGGCGACGCGCTTGCAAAGCTCGGCATGGCGGCATCGGATTTTTCCGGTCTGGATGCTGACGAACGCGTCGCGGTTTTGGCGGATGCGGTTCAGCGTCTTGGACTGGATAGCGGCGAAACGACCTTGCTTCTGCGCGACTTGGGGATCCGCAACCGCGAAATGGCATTGCTTGTCATGGGCGGTGGTGATGCGCTCCGCGCGGCTCGAAAGGATGTTCAGGATTACGGCCTTGCATTGTCTGCGGTTGATACCGGCAGGATCGAGGCGGCAAATGACCAACTTGCCGGGCTTGGCGATATCACGACCTACATCGGCGATCAGCTTGCCTTGAAATTTGTACCGGCGCTTGGCGCTATGGCGCAGGCAATGACTGACAGCTTGCGCCAGGGTGGCGCATTGCGGGCCGGATTGGATGCAATCATCGGCGCACTTGATCGTTTTGCCGCTTATGGCACGGCTGCGGTTGCTATTTTTGGCGTGCGATATGTTGCGGCGCTTGTGGCGGCGGCTGTTTCAACTGCATCGCTGTCTGGCGCTCTGCTATTTCTTCGCGGTGCGTTGATTCGCACAGGTATCGGTGCGCTTGTCGTTCTTGCTGGCGAAATGGTTTACCAGTTTTCGCGTTTGGTCAAAAGTTCCGGTGGTTTTGGCAATGCGCTTTCTGCCCTCGGCGATCTGGCAAGCGGCGTATGGCAAGGCATCACGATAAGCGCAAAAGCCATTCCGCCCGCGCTTGAGGCTATATGGCAAATGGTCAGTTCGAGCTTTTTCGGACTTCTTTCGGAAATGCAAGAAAGCTGGTCAAGGTTTCTTGGCAACCTTGGCGCGGATCTTGCCGATGTGCCTGGCATGGGCGGCTTTGCAGATTCCATTTTAGAAGCGTCTGGCAAAGCAATCGGCGCGATGACAGAATTTGACGCCCGCGCGCAGGCGGCAGCATCACGCGCCGAATCATTAAAAAACCAAGCTGCCTCGCTGGCATCCGAAGGTTTTGACAAAGCAAAGGCGGCTGCCGAGCGTTTGGCTGGCATCGTCTCAAAAACGTCGGATGAAATTGAGACAACAACCGATTCCACAACCAATCTGAACGATAGCCTTGAAGAACTAGGCGGCGAAGGCGGCGGCAAAGCTGGAAAAGCAGCCGAAGCGATGGAATCCGTCAAGACTGAAGCACAGGCATACAATGAAGCCCTGAAAGAAGCGGCATATACGTCGGAAGATTTTGGCAAAGAAAAAGCCAGAGTTATGATTAAAGGCGTCGATGGCCTTGCTGATTCTTTCGCTGACTTCACAATGCGCGGCTTCAAGGATTTCAAATCGTTTGCGCGATCCATCGTTGATACATTCAAATCCATGCTGCGCGACATGATTGTAATGGCGGCGCGCAATAAAATTATGGTTTCGCTTGGCATGGGCGGATCGGTGGCGGGCAGCGTAGCAAGCGCCGCGACTGGCGGCAGCGGTGGCATTCTAAGCAGCATCTTGGGGAGCGGCGGCGGCTCGGCAGCATCCGGCGGCGGTATCCTTGGCGGCATCGGCGCAACGCTTGGCAGCATCGGAACCAATCTAAGCGCCGGGTTTATGACGTCTGTCTACGGCGGCTTGGGCGGGCTCACCGGCGCAGTTTCTGGCGGCCTTGCGGCTGGCGGTATCGCTGGCTTTGCAACGGCAGTCGGCGCGATAGCCCCGCCATTGCTCGCCGTCGCGGCAGCGTTTTCTTTTTTCAAGAAAAAAACAAAGACGCTTGATGAAGGCATCAAGGTTGCCATTGATGGCATGGATGTTTACGCCGAAACCTTTAAGAAAATTCAAACCAGCCGATTTTGGGGGCTGTCCAAAAAGACAAGCACGACATCAACCGCAGATCCGGACAACCCGATTATCGGCGCGGTCAATTCGATGCAAGATGCCGCGCTTCAGGCGGCTCGCGTTCTCGGCGTCGGCGCGGCAGCGTTTTCAGATTTTAGCTATGAGTTCAATCTATCTCTTATGAATCTGAATGAAGATCAGAGACTTGAAAAGATCAACGAAGAGCTTGGCAAGATGGGCGATGAATTTGCATCGCTTGCGCCTAACGTCGAAAACCTGAACCAGCTTCTTGAGCGGGCAAATCAGATCAGCGCATCCATCCGCGCTTTGACTGACACGCAAACGCTCTTTGCCACGCGGCAGGAGGCCGTATTCGCGGCGTCACAGGCTGGCAACCTATCGTCTGGCGTTGATACCACGCAAAACCTCTTGCGCGACCTTATACGGGCTGTCCGTGAGGGTGACGTAAACAATGGGCGGCTGACAGCGCAGCTTGTCGCCATCCAACAACGGCAGGAGTTGTCCCCGACATGAAGATTATCAACCCGACGCCGGTAACGGATGCAACGCTGGTTTCGTCAACGATTGCCGAAGATGATTATTCGGCATGGTCTGACGCGGTGACTTACGCCGCTGGCGATTATGCAATCAGCGTGGCGACGCACACGATCTATCGCAGCCTGACGGCGGACAATCTGGACAACGACCCGGATCTTGAGCAGGCGGCGCTTGCTGATCCGCTGATTGCAGACCCAACAATTATCAACTGGCTGGTGATCGGCGCGACTGACCGTTGGAAGCTGTTCGACAGCAAGCCAACGCAAGCGGCATCGGATGCGGACAATATCACTGTTGTGATTGCGCCTGGCAGCTACATCGGCGGCGTGGCGGGCTTTGGGATCAGCGCGGCCAGCGTCACGGTTTCGATGGAAATTGACGCGGTTGAGGTCTACACCAACACGCTGCAAATGACGGACGAAACTGCGGTTATTGATTGGTTCAGCTACTTTTTCACGCCCGTCATTGAGCTTTCCGAATTTGTGTTTACCGATTTGCCACCCTATGCGGATGCTGAAATCACGGTTTCGCTTGATCGGGCGGGCGGGATTGTGCGGGCCGGGCAAGTTGTCATGGGCGAAATTTGGCAAACGGGATTGACGTTTGCGGATGGCTCCGGCTTTTCCGGATTGGACTTCAGCACGGTTGAAGCGGATATTTTCGGCAACCTTACGCGGGTAACGCGCGAGGCAACGCGGCTTTCAAACTTCCAAGTGTTTTTGGATGCAACGCAGTTGCTATCCTTTGACACGCGGATGCGATCACTGCGCGGCGGCGTCGCGGCGGTTTGGATTGGCGCGGAGGACAACCGCAAGGCGGCTATCAACTATGGCATTTTGCGCGATTATCGCGTATCGTATCAAACACCGGATTACAGCGTGATCCAGCTAGAGACACAGGGGCTTGTCTAATGGTTAAACCGACAAAACCAACGCCGCCGGATCGGGCTTTACGCTCCAATCCCAGCACGTTTTCATCCAATGCGGAGGCGTGGATCACTTATCAATGGTCTGAGTTTCCAGATTATGTTGATTCGGTTGCTGATTTCACTGATGAACGGGCGGACAACGCGCTTGCAGCGGCGCTTGGCGGCGACCTGCCGCCTTTGACTGGCAAGGCTTTGCAATTCTTGCGGGTGAACGCAAGCGAAACGGCGGCGGAATTTGCGGAGGCGCTTGTCGCGTCTGATTTGGTGGATCTTTCCCAAGTGCAGGTCGAAGACGACACTTCAACGGTTTTTGGGCAGGTATCTGGGCAGCGGTTGGCACAAGCGTTCAATGCAAGTGAGCAACAAATAGGTATTGGGCAAACTTGGCAGAATTTGACAGGCTCAAGGTCTGCGGCTACCTCGTATCAAAACACCACAGGAAAGCCAATCACGGTAGCAGTCGGTAACACCGGAGCGGGGTCATTTGGTTATTTAGACGTTTCTACAGACAACGTAAATTGGATAAATGTTGGAAACCTTCACCCAAGCACAGGTATGAGCGCAATGGCAATTGTTTCAAATAATCATTATTACAGGCTCACAAGCTGGAACGGTACGTTTTGGGCGGAGTTACGCTGATGGAATACGGATATTTTCACCCAGATCGCGGTTACTGGCAGACAACGAACGAACCGTCTCAGCAAATCATTGACAGATACCCAGAAAAAACGGTTGAAGTTCCACTGCGACCGCAAGGAAATTTCGATTGGGATGGGTCACAATGGATTGAGCAAGCGCCGGACATCTCCGCCCTATCCGCCCAAGCCCGCGCCCATCGCGACGCCCTTCTGACCGGATCAGATTGGACGCAAGTAGCAGACGCCCCCGTCGATCAGGCGGCGTGGGCAACGTATCGGCAGGCATTGCGGGATGTACCAGCACAAGCGGGATTTCCCGAAAACATTGATTGGCCCTCGGTTCCGTGATATAGGCAAATTATAATTTTTACAGGAGGCCTACATGGCAACTCTTAATGACCGGGTTTTTGATAATGGCCTGACTGTTCTTGATACCGAAGCAAACCGTATTGATATTACATCTCAAGAGGCTACTACCTACACAGATGCTACAAGCACAAGCACTCTTGGCAATTCCACTAGCCTAAGCATCGGCGCACCTGCTGACCGTGCTGGGGGCGGCCGTGAAGTTACTGTTGCAGCTATCACTGATGGGTCTGTCACAGGCACAGGCACCGCTACTCACTACGCCATTGTAGATACTGTAAACTCTCGCCTCTTGGCTACAGGCTCTCTTTCTGCCTCTCAGGCCGTTACTTCTGGTAACACCTTTACACTGTCTTCCGTAGCAATCGGTATT